TCCCTAATCAAACTGGCGTCTCCTTCTATAAAAGACGGCAACTTGCTCAAATCTTTGAACCCGGAGGCGCACTGGTTGCTATTTTGAGAGCCAGACAGAGCTGCGTGTTACCTAATATGATGCGCCAAAAATTTGGGTTAATTCAAAATGATTTAAAACAGGATTTCGATAATGAATATTTAGAAGCAATTGACTACAGTAGCAAAGTAGATGCGGTTATTTCCTTGATGTTGGAGCGTAAAGATAATGGTAATGGCAAGATTGTGTTCTGTCATTTTCAGAGCGAAATTGATGCCATTGCGCAGAAGCTTTTGGATGGGGGGTTTCAAAAGGTGGTTAAATATGATGGTCGTAATTCCGGTGGCAAGAACTTGGCTACATTAGCTGAACCCGCGGATGCTTTAGTCATTCAAATCCAGACCGGTTGTGAAGGTCTTAATCTTCAACATAACTTCTCTGAAATATACTTTGTTTCACCTCATTGGAACCCCTGCGTAGAAGACCAAGCGATTGCTAGATGTCATCGAATTGGCCAAACAAAACAAGTATATGTTTTCAAGTTTGAGATGCGTGGGTTTGCTAGGGATGCTGGCACAGATACGGACCCTATTACGTTGGAAAAATATGTAAATAAAATTCAAGATATTAAAAGAGATATCAGTAGACAAATGTTAGATATTCAATAGGTGTGTTGTTTTAAGTGTTGTGTGTATTGCCTTTATAAATAATTAATGTTTTTTTCTTTTTTTGTAAGCGAGTTGTAGCTATATTGTTGGCACTGTGTCACAGAGTGACACCCACCCTATTTTAACGCGTTGCACGTAAGTTATACTAATAACTGGGTTTCAAAGTTTGTAAAATATAGGGTTCTATATAGGGTCAAAGGGTAAAAAGAAATGAGTGACAAAACGGGGAAATGAGTGACAAACTGAAGTAGTGTATACAGTATATGGTATACCGGCGTCCAACGGCGTCCTACCGAGTTAATACCGAGTTAATACCGAGTTAATACCGGTTTATACCGGCGTCCAATGGCGTCCAAATAAGGGCTTCAAGAAATGAGTGACAAAACGGGGAAATGAGTGTCAAAAAAAAAGACACTTTAATTAATTATGCAACGCAACAAAGCAACAAAACAACAAAACGCAATACAACAAAACAATACAAATATATTTTTATATTTTTTAATAATTACTATAAGCTAATTGGTGAGGACGCAAAGTAACATACTGGCTGTTATTATATGCGTTGTAATACATAGCTTCCTCCTCAGCATCCATATCATCGAAAATGAGGTCTTGTAGCTCTTTTAATTCAGATTTAGGAACAAAACTTTCCTTTTCAAAATAAGCAGGAGGAAACGATGTGCTATAGTTAAACATAAACCCATTGTTAGTATTGACTTCAACTAGCCACCAATCTTCACTAGAATGGACCAATCGGGTTTCCTTATTCATATCTTTGAGCCTCTGAAGGAAATTATATGCTACTTCTGTATCACACCAACTGGCAATATTAATATAAGCCATTTGGAGAAACTCCGTATTTGTGGGATACGGAAATAAGGTAATACTGCTAACTTGAGCGATACCCTGAGACCAAAACACATTAGCAATATACTCGGCGGTATAACACATTTCAACACAGGGAATAACTAAACTGGTAATGGTAGACATTTTGATTTAAACAATTGATTACGTATATGATTTACTTATGACTAATTAATTCAAATACTTTTCAATTTTTTTTAATTATAGAGGGTAACTCAATACCTAAAAATAATTTGCCCCTAATCATAGGTCTATACTTTTCACTCTTTTAAACTCAATGAACTAACAAAAAGTTATTGAATTATATTTAAAAAAAGGACTTAAAGCTCTTTAAGTTCAAAATTCAATAATATATATAAAAGTGAAAAGTAGAATCAAAAGTCCCAGGGGTTTTGAAAAATGGACATTTTTAAAATGTCCAAAAACGAAAAGCTGGAAAAAGTCTTGAAAAAGGTTGCTTTTTTGGGTGTTTTAGACCATAATGGTCTCATTTGCAGAAATAATGAGTTTCAAACTGTGATGCTAATTTTTCATCTTTTTTTGAAAAAAGCATTTAGAAATAATTTCTTGTAACAATATATGGCGACAAACGACGACAAAATTCAGCCAAATTCAGCTTTCAATTTTTACTGCGAAAATTGTGACTATGGAACATCTAAGAAATGTAACTACGATACACATATGGCAAGTGATAAGCATAAACGACTTACAAAAAGGTTACAAATGCGACAAAAATCAGCCGAAATTCAGCCCGATACATCTGAGACCTTTATATGCTCTTGTGGCAAAAAATATCAACACAGACAAAGTTTATGGAAACATAAAAAGACTTGCTGCATTATTTCCTGTAAAGAAGACTTAAATGATTCAGCAAAACAACAGCAATTAATTGAATATTTGTTAAAGGAGAATTCTGAGTTTAAACACCTTATGATAGACCAGAATAAACAAATTTTTGAAATAGCTAAGAATTCCGGTAACAATCATCATAATACAAACAATAGTCATAACACAACTAACAATAACAATAATTTTAATCTTAATTTCTTTTTAAACGAAAAGTGTAAAAATGCTATGAATATTATGGATTTTGTTGCTCAGTTACAGGTAGGGATAAAGGACCTTGAAGATACTGGGAGGCTTGGTTTTGCAGAAGGCATTTCCAAAATAATTATTAACGGATTAAAACACATGGATATTAGTGATAGACCTATTCATTGTTCTGATTCCAAAAGAGAAGTTGTTTATATTAAAGATAAGGACCAATGGAATAAAGAGACTACAGACAAACTTATACTAACAAATGCCATCAAACATGTGGCTCATAAAAATATGAAACAGATTAGTGAATGGACTAAAACTCATCCGGAATTTAATGATGCTACATCTAAACAGAATGACAAATATTTAAAGATTGTTTGTGAATCTATGTCTGGTTCATCACAAGAAGAAACTAACAAAAATTACAATAAAATAATTAAGAATATAGTTAAGGAGACTATCATTGATAAGGATGCACTGTGTGAAACCAGTATACAGTAACTAAAGGGTATACTGTGTGTATTGGGTATACAGTAACTAAAGAGTATACTTGATACTGTAACTAAAGGCAACTTTGATACCATATATGACGTATAGGGCATCAAAGAAATGAGTGATGAAATCGAGAAATGAGTGACAATATGGAGAAATGAGTGACATCATTGTATAAACGACCATGTACAAAACTAGCCGTTAGAATAGTTCCGTTGGATAGTTCCGTTGGATAGTTCCGTTGGATAGTTCCGTTGGATAGTTCCGTTACATAACCGTTACATAACCGTTACAAAGCCGTTACAAAGCCGTTACAAAGCCGTTACATAACCGTCAAATAGCCGTTCCTAATAACCGTTACCAATAACCGTCAAATAGCCGTTAAAAAAGTATTCGAATTTCATACATGGGAAAAAAAGGGATGTCTACCCCTTTTTAAAATAGCTACTGATTAATTTATTAAAACAACACAACACAACAACGCAATACAACAACGCAATACAACTATTTTTATTTTTTTATTTTTTACAGATATTCTTCCTCCTCTTCCTCCTCTTCCTCTTCTTCTGGAAGCTCCTCGATTTTCTTGGTTACTGGGTTCCAAAGTCCCACTTCTTCTTTAGTGCTGGGGTCATAAAGGATGTTAGCGCTTGACTTCAGATATTGTTTACCCGAGATTTGGATACGAGTGACAGTGGTTTTCTTAGGAGCTTCTTCTACTGGAGCTTCTACTGCAGCAACTACTGCAGCAACTGGAGCTTCTTCTGCAGCAACTGGAGTTTCTACTGATTTCTTGGATTTCTTTGGCTCTGCTTTAGCCTTTTCCTCCGCTTTAGCAGCTGCCTTTTCCTCCGCTTTAGCAGCTTTCAGTTTCTCCTTTTCAGCCTTACGTTTTGCTTCACGCTCCTCCTTTTCAGCTGCTATTTTAGCATCACGCTCCTTCTTTTTCTCTTCAGCTTCGGCTTTGCGTTGAGCTTCACGCGCCTCCTTTTTCTCAGCGCGTTCCTTTTCCAAAGCCTCTTTTTTTGCTGCCTTTTCTTCTTCGGACAGTTTTGCTTTCTTAGGAGCTTTTACTGGTTTTTCACTGATTTCTTCGGATTCCTCGGCCTCCTCACTTACTTCCTCGTCACTATCGAGACCCAGTTGTTTAAACAAATCATTCACATTTTCTGCTTCAACTGCACCCCCTATTTTCTTAGGCCTACCGCGGCTAATAGGGGTTTTCTTTACTTTCTCGATTACAACCAAGTGTTCAGCTGGGATTTCTAGCCCTTGTTTTTCCGCTTCAGCAATTGCTTCCTCCTCGGTTAATTTCAGCTTAGTTAGGACCTTCAGATAGGATACTGGACTGCGTCCCTTGGGGTCTTTGAAATCGTATAAACCAGCGCTTAAACGGGCTTCTACAGTTCCGCAATCTGGGCATCCAGAAGCATTTTTATCCGCTTCGCTCTGGCATCCTTTGCAGAAAGTCCCATTTTCCATACGAGACTTTAAGCATTGAGTGAATAGACCGCGGTTAAATGCTAATCCCTGGCATCCTACATCTTTATTTACCAGTTCCGAAACGAAAGGCAATGGGAATAAGGCTTTCTTTGCTTCTTTGGCTTTCTTTTCCTTAGGGACAGATACTGATTTCCTACTCATCTTTTTCTTCAGTAGGGTTAAGTTCTCCAGTCCTAGTTCTCTGATTGCCTCCGATGCGTCGAAACCGTATTTTAAACCACATTCCGCTATGCATCTGCTTGCCAGTTCCTTTGACACATTCTCCAATGTTTTTGTCAACAACTCTGTCACTGATACTGATGCGTTAAAACTTGATGCGTTAACACTTGATACAGACATTCTTACTTTTGATTACTTTTACGTTGATTTGCTTTTAAGCTTTACTTTTATTACTTTTTTACCTTCCTTCTTACCATCTTCCTTTTTTTCAATTTTTTTTTTTTTTACCTTTTTTTTACCACTACTTAATATTTTCTTTTTCCACCTTTGTAAAGGTGGAGCCAAACCCTAAAATGGATATACTCTGGGTTGCGTGTGCGTGTAAATGAGTGAGGCGTATTAAATAACTTTTTTTAGATGCCCTTATTTTTTACATAAAATCAAAAAAATTGAACTTTTTTCGTTACTTAAAACCATATGCAAATACTTAACAGTAATTAAAGTCTTTAAAAGCAAGTGAGAGAAAAGTGAGAAAAGTGAGAGAGAAAATGTTTAAAAGTTTAAAAAAATTATTTACGGCTCCTTTTGTTAAAAGTTCAGAAGAACAGTCAAAGGAGAGTAAAAGCGCAGTAATTATACAGAATGCAGTAAACCAGTTAAGAATGGAACTAGAATCATTCCATCAAGAATCAATGTTAAAAACCAAAAAAAAAATATCTGGAAGGCGTATTGAGTATGCTGAATACTTAAAATTAAAGTATGAAAATATGAGACATATATTAGTGTCTCCTGACACTGATAACATGATATGGGTGGGGTTTAGTTTTGAACCTGGTGGGTTAACCATAAAGATAACTCAAAATGAATTTGAGGTAAAACAGTTTATCGATTATTCGCCATACTATAATTCAGATAAAAATACTGAAAAACGTTCAAAAGAGTGTCCAATGGAATATATAAATTACGTGCAATCTTGTTAAATTAAAAGAAAAATAAAAAGAGATAGGTGATACCCTTTATACCTACCCTCTTTTTTTTCTATAATTTTTTTTATTTTTTTACAGAAAAAAAAATTGAAATACTTTTATTACTCATATTCATCGGTAAATACTTAACAGTAATAAAAGTTTTAAAAGCTAAGCAATTAAAAGATGAGTTCTATTTTCAGTATCTACATTCCTCGTATGCAAAATACCGTAACTGACGAATATATTAATTATGTATTTTGTCAGGAAAGAATCGGTAGCGTTGTAAGAGTAGACTTTACTTCTGTAGGACAGAAACCAGGTTTCGTAGAAAAGACAGACGATGTAGTAAAATGTGCATTTGTTTATTTATTCCTTTACAATACACCGGAAACAGTAAGTTTTAAGAATAAAGTTCTTGAAGGTAATGGGCACCGTGTTTATTTAAATGGACTAGAAAAGACATATTGGATTGTATTACCGAACAAAAATCCTGTTCAGTTTACGATGATGAATAACTCTCAAATTGTGGATAACTGTCGTTATTTGGAAAAAAAGATAGAGACCCAGTCAAAGAAGATTGAAGAACAAGACGAGACCATTAAGATGCTTGAGGAAAAGTTGGACGGAGTTCAACAGTCTGTTTATCAGTTGATTGGTGGATTATTTAATCACGGAAATCAAAGAAATATATTAGAAGAACATATCAATTGCTTATTTCCAGGAACCACTCACGAATATACAGGAGATGCCTTGTCTGAAAAAAACAAGTGGACTGTTTATCCAACAACTCGCCAGGGAGACGAATGCGAGAGTCGTATTGAAGCATTGGAGAAACAACTTCAAGATATGTTGAAATACGACTGTAATGAAAAATCACAGCATTACGAAGAAGAAAATTATGAAGATTATTATGAAGATCATTATGATGAATCAGAGCTTTCACACAGATGTAATATTAATTATATCTATAAGACGATTCCTTCATTCAGAAGGCATTGTAATATGCCTAATGCAATTGATGATGTTTCTTCAACTCATTCTAGTATACCCGACTTATTTGATGTAACATCAGATGATTCAGGAGAAAGAATTAGGAACAGCTGTGAGCTTTGCGGAAATGAATAAATAAAAATAAAAATTAAAGTGGTGTATTGCGTTGTTGTATTGCGTTGTTGTATTGTGTTGTTGTATTGCGTTGTTGTATTGTGTTGTTGTATTGAATTAATCTAACTAATCCCTTTTTTTGTATGGAAGACAATAGTGTCGGGTTTCGGTCTTTAAGTCCTTTTTTAATATATTTAAGTTAGCAACTTAAAGCCAAAAAAAAGAGGCCCTGTAATTAAAATTGAAACAGCCATCTTTATATTTAAGTTATGTATACTTATTTAAAACCTATAAACGCAATAATAAAATGAATACAAATGATGAACAAGATAGAATTAAAGAATTGGAACATATAATAAGAACAATGAACCAAGAAATGACTTATATACAATCAATAAATGACACATATGAGGAACTTATATCTAATGCACAAGAAGTGTTATTAGAGGCACGCAATGAATACAATATTAGTAATGAAATATTAAAAAAAACACAAAAAGAAAATGAGAAACTAAGGCGTCGTATTGTTTACTTAAATATTGAATTAGCTAAAAAGGAAAATGATTATGACGATATTAATACAGAATTATGCGAAGAAAAACGCATTCTATCGTTTATAGAAGAGCAGACAAATGAAATGAGAAATATGATTAATAATGCTTCTAATAATAAAAAAGGCAAACTAACAATTGAAGAACTAATTTAATTTGTTAGTATGGTTAATCTTCATAATGTGGCGTTTCAGAAAGATATTTTTCAATAAGATTTTTTTCAGTAAGATAATCTATACCTCCATCGCAAATTTCAGGATATTCATCATAACCATTTAAATCAGGAAATGCTGATGGTTGTGGAGACCCCATCAATAATTCTGTCTTAAATACTATACGTGTGCCTGACAAAACCTCTTTACATTCGTGCGGTAAATATGTGTGAAATGCAATAAAAGTCCATTCAGTATT